ATATATACTCTTGCTAGCATTACTTTTTTAATACCAGCCATTCCGCTCATAACGCGGAGTACGTTATAATTGACGGCGTAGATGAGGACATCGGCGTCGGAGAGGGTGTCGCAGGAATCACGTCCAACGGCTCCGTCGAGTTTATAACCATCCTCGAGAGTGCAGACGAGGGTAGTGTTATCGATACGGGAAAGGTTGGCAGTTCCGCTTGGTTGGTGCTGCTCTGGGTGGAGAGCAAAGCTGTAGACATTGATTCCATCAGCTGGGGTTCGGGTGTGGTGGGCATCAGTCTGGACATAGTTGAAGTAGTTTCCGTCAAAGGGATCAAAGCGATCGTGTCCGTTGAGCTGGAGGTTGGCGAGGGTTACTGGGTTTCCAGTTCCGTCAAGGGCAAGTCCGTAGTTGAGCTGGGTTACGTGGCAATCGAACTCAGCACTGCATCGGTTGTCAGTTCCGTAGCAGTCAACCGGGAGAGAAACATCGGCTACAGTGAGGGTATGGGTTACACTGTTAACTTCAAAAGATGGAACGGAAGCATCAAAAGTGATCTCGATTTTGCTGATCTTGGAGTAAAGTTCAGTTCCGAGTGGAGCAGATACTGAGCGGAGCGAGTTGTCTCCAGTGCAAGCAACGTTGATCCATACTTCGATTTCATGGCTTCCAACAGTTACTGATGTGCATACTACGGATCCTGCAGATTCAGAAGATAAATCAACAAGTTCAGTTCCACATGAAGGATCAACTGTGAGGAGTCCTCGGACGAGGTTCTCAGCGGCGGCATCGAGGGCAACGGTCCAGTCGTCACTGTGGGTGTAGGCAAGGAATTTGTTTCCTCCCTGTCGGACGAGCGATCCATTGTAGTAGCTCGATCGGACGGCCCAGACAATCTCTTTGCATGGGTGGTTGAAGTTGAGTCGCCATTTGTTGTTCTTTCCAGTGACAGACTCGGCTCCAGTGTGCTGGACCTGCTCAATGAGGTATTCATGTCCAACCTGGGCAAATCGTCGTCGCTCCTCGCTGTCGAGGTAGATGTAGTCAACAATGACCGAAGCATCCTTCATGTTGAAGGCAGAGTAAGTTGGAGCAGTTGATCCGCACCAGTTGACGAGTTTCTGCGACTCCTCAAACTCAAAGTTAAGGCGTACCTCGTGGTACTGTACGTTAACACCCCTCCTTTCGGAGTATTTAAAAGGGACTAGACTATATCTTAAGCTATTAATTTTAATAACCCAAAGTCATTTAGTCGTTGAACAGCATGTATTTTATACACTTGGCTGCGGATTTCCCAATCTTTGAAATTTTTACCTTACCTTAGTTCTCTCTAAGCCAAATTTGTATTGCTACAAATTCTTGGTATTCAAAGCTCTAACACATTTTAATGTGTTGACTTAAAAACTTAATTTATTAAATCTTTAAATCTAGGGATTTCCCGCAATTTGACTTTGTTGCAAGATTTTATCTTACTAGCATCTGTGGCAATTTTTTTCCTAACCACTAAAATGTTTTTCCTATCTTATTAGGACCTTTGATAGGATTGATGCTTTTCAGCCCAACAATTTAGGCAATGAGTGGGAGAGCAAGTCCGTTGTTTCGGTTGAACCAAAACTGGAGTGGAACGTAGAGGGTGTACTCTGGAAGTTCAGTTCCAGTGGCTCCGATCTTGGTGAGTTTCTCAACATCACCGACCATGGCCTTGTATCCTCGCTCCTTCTCCTCAGTGTGAGTGAGCTCGTACCAGATGTCCATCCAGACACCGTATTGGCGATCAATACGGGATCCTCCGATCTCAACCTCGACCTCCTTGATGAGGGCGTGGCCAAGTCGGCGTACCCAAGCGGCACGGAAAGACTCGGATGATACTGCGCTAACGGTTACCTTGAGGCAGATTCGGCCTGCAAGGTCTCCATTACGAAGAATAGTGACAGTGGAGCTGCGTCCAAAGTCTGGGTTTCCACCGAGGCTGTGCTCGATGGTCTCCATCGAAAAGTTGGTGTGTCGTCGGTAAACGACCTTCCAGAAAGTGATTTGTGGATTACCAGTTCATCGGTTTCTTTATGTTTCCATAAAGGATGGACTATATCTTAAACCAATATTTTAATATTGATCCATTCCCATATAGTCTCTGGACTGCATTCTATTTATAGAACTTGGCTCAGCGCTAACCCCATTCCTTTAATTATTACCTATAAATCTAAAAGATTTATTGTTTAATTTTATTAAACACGTCCTAGTTCACTTATCTAGGCCAGATAAGCATCACTGCTTATCCTTGGTATAAAGGACTCTTTAGGGCTTCGCCTGAATTTGAGAATGTTGCAAAGATTTTTAATCTTCACTAGCAGATGTGGATTCTTATTAAACCACTTAGTGATTTCCCCAGATACTATTTAATATTTATATCTGGCACTCTGCTTTTCAACCCAACTAGTTTAGGTATACGTCCTGAGCGCCATAGGCTACAAGTTGCATGAGACCTCCTCCCATTTTGATATATTATCGTTTTAGATAAAAATTAAAAAATATTTCTAAAAATTATTATATCTATTTTTTATTTTTTTAATTTTTTTTTCACACATTTTTCGCATAATTCTTATATTCTTCTTTCTAACTTAAAGAACACCGAATAAATACACACTATACGTTTGGTTTGTTATGGCTTCCTTTAAATATAAACCCGATAAACTTAAATTCATCTCGAATGTTAATACCCTCGACGAAAGTCATAAAAAAAAAACTAATGATTTTCTTTCTAAGCGACTTTTACTCCCGCAAAAAGAATCCGATCTTAAAAATCTAAAAATTAAATATCAAAAAATTACCAATAATATCGCTAACTCTTCTGATCCGCTGCTTATTTCTAAAAGAGCTAATATTAAAAATGATATCGAAAAATTACAAAAAGAAATTATTCTTATTAAATCTGGTAAAGAAGAACTTGATTACTATTCAAAAACTATCGATATTGTTATGGATTATTATAATATTCTTGATAATAATAATAATGATATTTATGATGAAGATCTTCATTCTCCTAATAATTCGGATGCCAGTCAAAAATTAGATAATTTCTCACCTATTGTTAATCCAAATGTTAGTGAAAATATTAATAATGATATTCTTGAACAACTCAATAAAGAAAGTCAGAAATTTAGAAAAGAAAAAAAGGTTTCCAGAGCTAGAAATCAATCTTTATCCAATAATTCAGAAAATATACTAAACTTCTTTACTGATAATAATGATAAAAATTTTAGCGAAAAACAAGAAGAAGAAAAAAATAATTTAGTAGTTTCTAATAGAGCTAGTTTGTTTGAAGATTATCTTATGGTTTTAGATAGAGAATATGCTAGTAAAAAAATTAAACCTAATCCTAAAAAAATGTGTCAGAATTGTCAAATTGAACAACAATTAATTCGAGATGATGGTATTTATGTATGTACACAATGCGGACTTACTGAAAATATTATTATCGAAAGTGAAATTCCTAGTCATAAAGAAAATACTAATGAGAAACGACATAGTGCTTATGATAGACGCAATCATCTTTCTGAATGGCTAAATCAGTTCCAAGGAAAAGAATCAACTGATATTCCTTCCGATATCTTTATCGCAATTGATAAAGAATTACAAAAAATTAAAATTAATAAAAATAATCTCTCTAATATGCCATATAGAAAAGCACGACAGCTAATTAGAGAAATTCTTAAAAAAATTCGTGAAACTGATTATTATGAACATGTGCCTTTTATAATTAGTCGTATCACCGGCAAACCACCACCGACTATTAGCCGCGATGTTGAAGAAACTATTAAAAAAATGTTTAAAGAAGCACAAGTTCCTTTTAATAAATATAGACCTTCTGATAGAAAGAATTTTGTTAATTATTCGTATGCCTTACATAAAATGTTTGAAATTCTAAATATGGATGAAGTCGCTGATTGTTTTCCTTTGTTAAAAGACAGAAAGAAACTACAAAAACTTGATCAAATATGGAAAAAGATTTGTGAAGATTTAGGTTGGGTATTTATTCCTAGTATTTAGTTTATTTTTTTTCATAATATATAGTATATTATGAATCAGAAACTCCGAAAAATTATTAAAATTATTATTGTTTTAATTCTTAACTATCTTGTTCTCTCTCATGTTTCTTCTAATTTTGTTGTTGATGAAGATGTTAAAATTCAATTAAGTGTGATTTTAACGTGTATATATATAGTATTGGATATTATTATTCCAACATATAGAATTAAATAAATTAAGTTTATTTCCATTTAAAAATATATTTAATATAAAGTATATTATGTCCGATTATACTCTCGATATCAATAATCTTAATGTTTCTCAAGGCAAAAAAGTAGATCTTCTTACCGAAGATAAACCTATTCCCGGTCAGAAATTTTGTTGTATCTCTTTTCTTTCACCCGAAAATATCAAGGGATGCACTATTCGCGGTCTAAAAATTAGAGGATCATTCGATACTCACGAAGAAGCCAGTAATTATGCTAAATTCCTACGCGACAGTGATCCCGATTTTGATGTACTTGTGGGTGAAGTCGGCAAGTGGCTTCCGTGGGATCCAGAACCAAATTCAATTAAAGATCAAGTATATTATGAAGAAGAACTTAATAAACTAATGGCCGGTTATAAAGAAAATCAAGATAAAGGACGTATTGAAGAAGGTAAGCGCCGAAAAGATATGTTAGAAGAATCAATTAAACAAAGCCAAAAGCAGCGACCTGATAAGAAAACTGCTACTCTCGATAGACTTAAAAAGAAACTAGAAGAAAAGAAGAATCAACAAGCTCATAAGGATCAATTTGGTGGCGGACGTGTTGTATCTGTTGAGGATAAACCGGCTGTTGCAAATGCGGATGATACAGAATCTGAACTAAAAGCGATTGATGAAAATCTTGACAAAATGAGGGATCTTTATAACACTATGATCAAAAAGAAAAACTATATATTA